GGTTCAGAGATCTTCCAAAACATTCGAAAGAAGATTGACGAACGAAATCTAAAACAGGACTTAAATACGCTCAAGGCCAAAAAGAAAGCTGCCAACAAAAAAGTAAGCGATAAGTATTTTCCACCATCACAGTCCAAAGGAACCCTGTTCATTGTGGAAGGCAGTTCGGCGATGGGATCAATCCTTCAAAAGCGTGATCCACGAACCGACGGTGTCTACTCACTCAAGGGTAAGATTAAGAATGCAAGAACTGTTCGTGATCTGGGAACCAACGCAGAGATCATTGACCTAATGAACATCCTCAACCTGGAACCAGGAAATGGTAAAGGCTGTACCTTTGCAAACGTTGCAATTGCAACTGACTGGGACCCGGATGGCATTGGTCACATTGCCTCTTTGGTAATTAACCTCTTCTACAAATGGTTCCCTGACGTAATTGAAAGTGGAAAGCTTAACATACTTATTACGCCTCTTGCATCAGTGGATGTCAATAGCAAGCGCCAATACTTTTACTCGCTGGAAGAGTTTGGAAACTATGAAAAGTCTGGAAACAAGATGAGCAACGTCCGATACCTTAAGGGTCTGGGTTCTCTAAGCATTCAGGACTGGGAAGTGGTTATGGCGGAACGTGCCATGTTCAAAATCAAAAACGACCGCACTTCGGGTAAGTATATTGATATTGCGTTCGGCCTTAATTCTGGGAAGCGCAAAAAGTGGTTAGAAGGTGCTCTATAGTCTGTGATATATAGAAGGTAAAAATAATGAAAGGAATGAAACACGTAAAAACATTCGAAAGCTTCATCAGCGATTCAATGAGCGAAGCGGTTAAGTACAACCCAAAGCCGTTTGACCAAGTAAAACCTGGCAACACTGCTTTTGTATACGGAGATGACAATGCATGGCAAGTGGTTGACACTGCTGTAGGAAAAGACTTTGACAAGAAGTTAAAGAAATACGATCAATCCGGTGTGGCTGATGAGTTGAAGAATGATTCAGACTGGGACGCGATGGAGCTCATCGCAGTTAAGCACAATTCTGAAGTTGCCGTGTACACATACGGAGAAGACGGTGCTTGGGTAAACAAATAAAAAGCAAATGGAAAAGGAACTCTTAAATAACGTGCTACAAATCCAGGCACAATTGCGAGTACTGCACTGGCAAACTGAAAGCTACGCAGAACACAATGCGTTCGGTATGACATACGATACGCTGGATGAGCTGTTTGATGATTTGATCGAAGTTTATAGCGGAAAATACAGTCGTCCAAAATTTGGTGGCATGAAGCAGATTGCGGTTGCCGATATCGACAATATCAAGGTGGAACCTTTTATTGATGGTTTAATGGACTTTTTCTCTAATGCATTCATTGCAGATGGTGATAGCGAATTGAAGAACATTTGCGACGAGATCAAAAGCGCACTTGGTAAACTGAAATACTTGTTGACTTTGAAATGAAGCACGTACACACATACGAAAGCTTTCTTGCCGAATCACATTACGCTTTTCTTGGCGGGAATTCCAATTTCACTGATGATGAAATGCGCAAAAACGTAGTGGACAAAGTCTTAGGCAAAAACTATGATGCCTACATTATGTTCGACGACAGCGCTCCAAAAGGTGAATACGACAAAATGAAAGCCAAGTACGCTTCCGATGCAGATAAATGGGAAGTCATTTGGCAATCTCAATCGTATCAAGGCGAAGCGCGGCTTTCACCCGACAAAAAAGTTATCAAAGCCACGGTGTTTGGTAAAGGTGGAATCATTGGTGCTATCTACGTTAAAAAGTAAAATGAGCCTAGAGAAAACAATGAAGCACGTAGCTAACTACATAGAATTTCTTTACGAAGGCAAAAAGCAATATCGATATTTGCTAAAAGTTGAGAAAGACTTCAACACGTTTAATCTTTTGAACGACCTCAAGCCTCTTGGAGCTGAGGTACTTGACAATCAGCCTGACGGAAAGTCAAAAGATCACATAGTGATCACCGTTGTTATGGATGATTCCAAACGAACGCAGGTGGAAGAAACAATAAGAAACACGGCAGAGATTATTAAGAATCTGTAGAAACTGGGGCTATTAACAATAGCCTTTTTTAGTGAAACTTTTTTTGTTTAGTGAATATATCTACTACTAAACAAACATAAACAAATCAATCAAATGAAAAATCTGTTTTTAACGATTGCCCTTGTATTTGGGCTTATGGTCGCTAATGCACAAGTGGAAACGCCTGCTGCATGTTGCAACAAGAATGGCAAACAAATTCTACCAACTGCTGGTGACTGTTCACTCGGCTTTGATGCAACTCCTGTTTTGAACTACTTTGGTAACTTCCTTGGTAACGGCGAAAATAGCATTAACATGGCTTATCAAAGTGCCAACACCATCACTGGTAGCTATATGAAGACTGATACCAAAGCTTATCGCGTAAAGATTGGAATTGGCTACACAAACACGTCAGAGGATTCTGTGAAGACTAATAGCACAAGCGTTTCTCTTGGCGCTGGCGTACAGAACTTCCGTGGACACGGTCGCTTGCAAGGCTTTTATGGAGCTGAAGCCGGTGTTGGCTTTTCAAACGGTAAGACTACTGTAAATTCTACTGAAACAAAGGCGCCAAATGCTTTCGGTGTAAATGTTCGTGGCTTCTTGGGTGCTCAATACTATGTAGCTCCACGAGTTGCTCTTGGCGCAGAATATGGCTGGGGTCTTTCTTATGGAAAAGTTGATAAGGCAACTTCTTTGAATCTTGGAGTTGACAACTTGGATGGATCGATCTTCTTGTCTCTCTACTTCTAACCAATCAAACTGCAATCACAGGCTCCTACGAAAGTAGGAGCCTTTTTTGTTAATAGCCTTTGAAACTTTTATCAATGTTTTGAATATAAACATAAATGCTATAAAATAAAATGGCAAAAAAGATCTACAACTTACCCATATCAAAGCAGATTAACACTAACTTTAGAAATTACGCTCTGTATGTATTGGAAAATCGAGGCATCCCATCTTTTTACGATGGGTTGACTAATGTTCAAAGATTCATTTTAGTCAACGCGCCTTCCAATTTCAACAAAACAATTTCGGTAGTTGGATCCTGCATTTCTGATGGTTATCACCACGGCGACAAATCTCTAACAGGAGCCGTCAACAAATTAGCTCGCCCTTTTGGTTGCTCAGAGCAGCTGCTTCTTGGTGATGGATTCTTTGGAACTCCAGTTCAGCAAGAACCATCAGCTGCTCGTTATACATCGGTAAAGATTGCTCCGGGCATTTCGGAAACGATTCGAAAGAACTCTTTCCTTAACACACGTAACGATGAAACTGGTTGGGATCCACTTTGGATCGATTTGCCAATAGGTCTTACTACAACCATTATTGGTATTGCGGTAGGTTACAAAACCACGGTTCTTCCAAGAAGTCTAACCGATGTCCAAAAGTTCTTGGATGGAAAGATCACCGAAGTAAAGCCGGTGTTTAAAGGCTTTAATGGCAAAATCACTCGCTATCAAGGTCTCAATAAATCTTGGTTGATTGAAGGCGTGGTAGAAAAGAATGATTCCGAAAGATGGATGCGAGTTACTGAGCTGCCACCTCTGATGAAGTACGGTTCTTTCCTGAAGAAGCTTGATTCAATTATGAATTACCATCCAGGAGTAAAGGTAACTAACAATTCTTCTACAAATGTAGATATCTTACTTCGATACTCTGGCGACCTTGATGGCTGGAATGCATTTTCCGATGCTATCCACAAAGGAACAAAGATGTTGGTAACAGAGACTCCGGTATTTGTGAAGGACGGATTGGTGCTGGAATACGACAGAATTGAGGACTATATCACAGACTTCAAATATCGCCGTGCTCAACTTCGAGTAAAGCGTGCTGAACACTTCTTGCAAGAGGCCAACGATGAATTGGAATTTATGCGATGTAAGGAAAAGTACTTAATGTACATGTTGGAAAAGCAGAGGAAGGAAGCCGAGGTAGATAAGTTCCTTGACACAGTAACCTCTAATTCACGGGTGAAGCGTCGTTTGGAATCCATCTACCTGAAGTCTTTAAATGCGCAAGAACTTGAACGCACACGTAAAGAAATCAAGAGACTTGAAGACTTGCAGGCAGCAGAAACCAAAGAACTGCATAATGCCCAGGTAGAATTTGAACTTATGGTAGATACCTCCATTGCTCGTGGAACTATGAGTAAGTCGTCTACAACTAATCTGTTTGAAGATGAAGGCGAGATTGACGGTATTGAACTCTGGGATGGAGATCTTGAAACTGAAGAAACAGAAACAACAAACGAAGAATAATGAAAGGAAGAATCACGTCATCGAAAGAAACGTCTACAGGTAATCTGTCAGATCACCAGGTAAAGTTCATGCGAGAGATCAATCTCAACCCGACCTTTGACCGAAAGACCAAGCCATGGAAGCTTGTTAAAATTCCAAAATCAACAACAAGAAACGTAGCCTGGCACATTGCAGTAAACGACCGCAAATTTATTGCTGTTCAATACTATGCCAAAGGTGAAGGCGTTGCCATCTATGACACCGATGAAAAGTTTCGGGCTTTTAAGCCAACCGATTTGGTAAAGAACTACCCTTCATATGTAGATTTAGAAGTGGCTATCGACGAGTTTTACAATGAACAATATGGATCAAATGAACAAAGAGACACAGAATCAGAACCCAGCACGGAACTCCAAGCGTAATGAAGACTTCTTCATTGGAAATCCATTGATCTCTGCCCACGGAGATCACATCTACTTTTATGCGCCAGTGAGTCCAGAGTCTGCTCTAGAACTCAATCAAAAATTGCACCAGGCTTCTATGCAAAATCTGGCTGGCGTCTTCAACAGCATGTATGAAGTCAACTCACCACCACCGATTTGGTTGCACATCAATTCCTATGGCGGAGAACTCTTCTCGGCTTTTGCAATTGCTGATACTATTGAACGGATCAAAACAACCGTTCCAGTAGTTACCATTGTGGAAGGCTGCGCAGCATCTGCAGCCACTGTTATTTCAACAGCAGGTACACGAAGACTTATGCGTAAGAATGCATATATGCTTATTCATGAGCTAAGCGATTCCTCATGGGGACGCTTTACTGAGCTACAGGATAACTACAAGAGCAATGAGGATATCATGAAAACTATGAAAGAATGGTATCTTGACCGCACCAAAATCAAGCCCGATAAATTGGACGAGATTTTGAAGCACGACATTTGGTGGAATTCCGCTCTATGCCGCAAGAACGGCCTGGTTGATGACATCATCTAAAACTAAGTTTAACTTCTGAATATAAAATCAAACAAAAAGTAAAATGGCAGAACAAATCAATTTTAAAGTAAAGTCAGCTTCTGAGTTCACAAACTTTCTTAAGCGATTCTCATCAATCGAGAGCACACTGCTTCTCGAAATTGAAAACGGCTATCTCAAAGCCAAAACTCACACACCTGAGCGTAGCGTGGTAAAGTCTTCAAAGATTGACATGAGTCAAATCTTTGACATGGAAAGCGCACCTGCTACAAGTCAGAACATTCTGTTTGGAATCTTCAGCGTTGATAAGCTGACTGATGCATTCAAGCACTTTTCTGAAACCGATGTGGAATTCATTCTGAAGTATGAGAACACAGCCGATGGAATGATTGGTACTGAGGTAATTCTGTCAAGCCCAAGCTTGAAAATCAATTTCCAATGTGCAAGTCTCCGTTTGTTCACTCACATTACTGACGAAATGATGGACCGCATCTCAAACACAGAAACTGCTCCAATCAATTTCGTTCTTACCAAAGAACACCAGAAGCGCATCTCTTCAATTTCAACAATTGATAGCGACCACAAGTTGCTTACGCTGGATGTAAATAAAGGTCAAGTGAAGGTCACGGGTCGCAGTTACGATCTTTCACTGATGCACATCGATCAACCTACCGATGATGTTTCAATTTCGATCTACAAAAACCAGTTTGGTTTCTTGGACCGCGAGGATGCAATTGCATACTTGTCAGGAGACCGTATCGTTTTCTCATCAATCGAAACTGAAACAAAAACAATCATCGGTAAGGCCGAGTAATCTATGGTAGCAGAATACAAACATTGTAAAATTGACCCAGCCTCTTCTTCTCGTGAAGAGATACAGGCTGAAATTGCTCGACTGAGCCTCGTAATGAATGAAAAAACTAACGAGGAACAGGCGATAAAAATCTTCATCAACTCTATCTATGGTGCGACGGCATCACCCTACTTTGTAGGTTACAATGTAAGAGTTGCAGAAGCAATCACGCTTCAAGGTCAGGACATCATTAAGTTTGTATCTAAAACTATCAATCGATACTTCCAGGAATTTTGGCATCGCGATACTGAGCTTCATAAAAAGCTTGGTATCACGAAGGCCGAAATGGTAAAAGGCGAAGTCACCATCTATGGCGATACCGATTCCGCGTATGTTTCTTTTCAGGAACCGCTGTTTGGCTCAGACTGGGCTGGCGGTGATCCAACGGATTTTGTTCTTGGGGTTTACAATCATCGTCTCAAAGACTACCTCAAAAAGGCGTTTGACCGATATGCCGAAGCATGGGGAACCGAGAACATTCAGGATCTTGAGATGGAAACAATCTCGTATTCTGCAATCTTCCTCAGAAAGAAAAAGTACGTATTGGATATTCGTTGGAAAGATCCGGGAGTATTCTATGAACCTCAAAAGAAGATCAAGGCAAAAGGCGTTGAAATTGCTCAGTCGTCTACTCCGTCGTTCATTCGTCTTCGAATGAAAACCATGCTGGAGTATATTTTCAAAGAAAAGAACAAGCTTAACCTAAAAGCCTTTGCGGAAATCTTAAAGAAGGAAAAGCAAACCTTTATCATGGAAAACATCGAAAATGTTGCGTTCTCTTCTGCGGTTGGCGATTATGAAAAAGGAATATCCGAGGATCGAAAGAAATTGGTGATCAACTCAGGCTGTCCAATTCACGTCCGCGCAGCAGGCTACCACAACTATTTGCTGAATACTTCCAAATGGAAAGGTAAATATCAGCTCATCCGCTCGGGCGACAAGGTTCGATATTACTATGCAAAAGCTGAACGCGGCGAAGAAAATGTATTTGCATTCCTTCCTGGAAACTTCCCGGCTGAGCTTGCTCCACCGGTTGACTACGACACACAGTTCTCTAAAGGCTTGATCGAACCTCTGAATCGTTTCATTTCAGCAATCGGTCTTCCGCCAATCTCACCTGAGATTATTGTGAGAACCCAACTCTTCTAAAATAAACTAAAAGTACAACATGGCAAAAGAATTCTCATTCAATGAACTTGACGAACAACTGACCAAAATCAACTCGAAAGGCTCAGTCATCTCAAATAACACGTACTCGCGTATTGACGAATGGATTAGCACTGGTAATTACTTGCTAAACGCTCAACTAAGTGGATCACTTTTCGGTGGAATCCCTAATAGTCGTTCTATCTGCTTGGCTGGAGAATCCGGCACTGGTAAAACTTTCTTGGCTCTTAACATCTGTCGAGAGGCTCAGGAAATGGGATACAACATTATTTACTGTGATTCTGAAGCAGCAGTAGACCAAGACGTAATTCAAAACTTTGGTGTTGAACCTGATAAGTTTCGCTACCAGCCAGTAAGCACACCACTTGAAGTTCGACAGTTTGTTGCTCACCTCTGCGACCAGCTGAAGAAGGCGAAGGAGGGTGGAAAGTCAATCCCTAAAATTATGTTGGTGCTGGATTCTTTAGGTAACTTGGCAACTACAAAAGAACGTTCCGATGCAATCAGCGGTTCTGATAAACGCGATATGACCAAGCAGCAAGAGCTGCGTTCTCTCTTCCGTGTTATCACAGCAGATTTGGCAGAACTAAAGATTCCTTTTGTATTTACCAACCACACGTATGCAACTATCGGTTCATACGTACCTGGTCAAACTATTTCAGGTGGCGGCGGTGCAATTTACAATGCATCAGTAATTCTACAGCTTTCTAAAGCTGGTTTGAAGGAGGACGGCGCCAATAAGACCGGTATTATTGTAACTTCAAAGCCTGCAAAGAATCGCTTTGCTCGCCCTCTTCCTATTAAGTTTCACATCAGCTTCTATAAAGGTATGAATCCTTATGTAGGACTAGAGCAATTCTTAAGCTGGGAAAACTGCGGAATTCAAAGAGGAAAGCTTCTTGCGGAAAAAGACTTTTTGAAATACTACAAAGAGGATAACGCAAAGTACGCTGAAGTAAAGGCAACCGAAATCATTCGCAAGAATGTAGACGGAACGGAAGATAAGTTTTACTTGGAAGCAAAAGAAACTTCAAGAACTATAGCAGTTGCTCATCTGTTCGACGTGATTAAACCACAAGAATTGTTTACATCACGGGTGTTTACCAAAGAATTGTTAAAGCAGCTTGACGAAAAGTTTATTCAAAATATGTTTAAGCTTCCAAATGTAGCCGCTCTTGGAGATATCGAAAACGAAGAAATCAGTGATCTAATACAAGATGACGAGAATTGATAGAAACCGACTTCAGGCAAAATACGTGCTTGAAGTATACAAAATGGTCGATGGTTATCCTTCGACCATTGATCTTTTGTATGAAATCGTAACAGTTCTAAGCGAACGAGAAAAGCTTGGAGACCTATTTATTGCAAAAGACATAATACGTGAAGTCACAACCCGCCTGGGAGAAGAGGATTTGGCAGATTCTTTGCCAAAACTTCAGAAGGAAGGCTGGTTGGAATTTACTGAAGGCGCTTACCGAGTGGTAAAACATCCTTGGATGTAAAGCATCTGAAACCTTATCCAAAAAGTGAATATAACTTTTATATGACATCCATACATTTAGAAAAAATCTTCTTTCACTATCTTTTACAGAATCGTGAACTTCAAAGCGTGGTTGATCCACGCTTTTTTGAATCCGGACTAATCAAAAAGGTTTATGAATTAAGTAAAGAGTTCTGCACAAAATATAGCGATGCTCCAACTCGGCATCAGATTCTGGAACTTGCCAAAATGCAAGGCCTAGAAGAAACTCTATCCGAAACCAATCTTTTATCTCTTTTTGACGTTAACCTCACAGAATACGAGGAGGAATGGCTGAAAGAAACTACAGAATCCTGGATTGAATACAAAAATCTGGACACCTCTATTTTTGATGTAATCAGCTATCTGAAAACTACCAAAGTAACTGCTGAGAACATCAAGGAAATTGTTGCCAAAGTAAAGGAAATCGTTAACGAGAGAAATTCAATCGAGTTTGGTTTTGACGAAGGTCTTGACTTCTTTAATCCGGATTCTCACTTGCAGCCAACACAAGATACTTTTACCTCAGGGTATAGCTATCTGGATCTGGTTTTAGGTGGCGGATTCTATTCAAAGGCTCTTTTCTGTTTCATCGGTGAAATGAAAATTGGTAAGTCAATTTGGCTTGCTAATCTTGCAGCAAACAGTGTACGTGAAGGTCACAACACCGCGGTAATCTCTCTCGAGATGCGTGACCGTAAACTCATAAAACGTCTAGGCGCAAATCTTCTTGGAATTTCAATGAGGGACTATGCGGATAAGTCCAAGGACGGTGTATCTATGAAAAAGAAGCTGGGCAACGTTGGTTACGACAGCCTGAAAGTTCCAGGAAAGCTTTGGGTAAAAGAATTTCCAACTTCTTCTGCTGGCGTTCCCGATGTGGAAAAGTACTTAAAGAAGATGGAAGAAACTAAAGGCATTAAATTCAAGCTGATAGTACTCGACTATGTGAACATTTTAAAGAATTGGCGCAATCCAAATTCCGAAAACATGTACATGAAAATCAAACAAATTGCTGAAGATCTCAGGGCGATGGCAATGAGAAATGAATGGGCAATTGTAACCGCAACTCAGGTTAACCGTTCTGGTTTTGGTTCAACGGATCTGTCGATCACAAACATCAGCGAATCTTCTGCATTAGGTCACACAGTGGATGCCATGTTTGGTATTATTCAAGATGAAATTATGCACGCAAATCGAGAATACACTCTAAAATTGCTGGCAAACCGAGACGACGGCTACAAAAATAGTCGAAAGAAGTTTCTTATCGACTATGATTATATGCGCATCACTGAAGATGCTACAACCGAAATAATAACTGAGTAACTATGAAGGAAGACAAAATCTTTAACAACCGGTACAACACTGGAGAAATTGAGTACGAACCGTTTCCCAGGATGCGGATTGACATGCCGGATAGTTTTGATGTAATGGACGAATACACTTCTATGGAGGTGCAGCATCTGCTACTAGAAATCTTCCAAACGGCTCCGTTTTACCAATCGTATATTGCAAACCGAAAGATTCCAAAAGGCGATTCTTGCAAAATTTTCTACTATTTTGAAACCGAGCTAGATAAGACTCGGGATATGAGACTGATGGAGAAATTTATCGCAGTGGCAGACTTTATGGAAATTGGGTATGAAGTTCTCTACCGAGAAATAAGTGTGAAACATAAAGAAGTTCTACTGAAGGAGATGGATGAAGAGTACGGTATATTCAAAAAGAAAAAAATTCACAGACTTTTCTAATATGGTTATTGATGCAAAGCGTATATGGCTGATTAGCGATACACACCTTGGAGTGAGATCAAATTCTCGAGAGTGGATGGACAACATTGAGTCTTACTTTCACAATTTTTTCATTCCAACTGTGAAGGAGAACTATCAGCCCGGCGACGTCTTGGTTCATTGTGGAGATGTGTTTGACTCTCGCCAGTCGATCAACCTCTATGTAATGAACAAAGGAATTGAAATCTTTGAAGACCTTGCGGAAATCCTACCGATCTATATGATTATAGGAAATCACGATATCTTTATGAAGAGCAGCAACGAAATTAACTCGTTAAGAATCTTCAAGAACAATCCCCGCATCCATGTATTTGAAGAACCCGAGAAGGTTCGGTTTGGAAAGCGAACTGCTTTAATGATGCCATGGCGGGATGGACATGAAGCGGAATCCGAAGTGCTAAATAACCCAGAAAACTATGCTGACCTGGTATTTTGCCACACAGATATACGAGGCTTTACATTTAATAAGACGCAACGAGTAGAAGAAGGGAACGATGTTGACACTTTCAAAAATTTCCAGAAAGTCTATTCGGGTCATATTCACTGGGCACAGTCATTCAAAAATGTAAGAATGCTGGGTTCTCCTTATCAGATCACCCGAAGCGATAATGGAAACACTAAAAGCGTTTGGCTGCTCGATCTTGAAAATTTGGAGGAGCAACAGTTTGTCAATGAGCATTCTCCTAAATTTGTAAAATACAAACTTGGTTGGCTAATTGAGCAATCAATGGAAGACTTACAAAAACTGTTTGTTAATAATTATGTTGACATAATGGTAGATGCTACATGGGCTTCGTGGTTCCCTTTTTCTATGTTCACGGAAGCCTTTAGTGGATACCGAAAGCTTAATTATGTAATAACCACAGTTGAGTCTGAAAGTGAAGAGGATCTACCAGTAGAAACCGAGGAGATCAATCTCTTGAAAATGATTGAAATGCATATCCAGACTCTGCCATATAATGATGCTTTAAAAGAAAAGTTGTTTAAAGCTTCCACACAGTTTTACAACAAAACACTTCAAAATCTAAGTAAAGGAACCGCCGAATGAAAATAAAAGAAATTGCTTTTAAGAACTTTGGCTCATACGGGAACCGACTACAAAAAATCCAATTTGATCCAAACCAAGGAGCCTTTTATGTGGTGACTGGTCATAATGGCGCTGGTAAATCCACTATATCCGACGTTATTAAGTACGGATTGTACGGAAAGCTGGACAACAAAAAGAACCGTGACATACCTAATCGCTTCAATGGAAACATGTATGTGAAAATTGTAGTAGAAAAGGTGGCAGGCGTTGAAGTTTCAATCGAAAGAGGATTAGCCCCGAACTTTTTCCGTGTGTCTGTCAATGGAAAGGAATATGATCAGGCTGGAAAGAGAAACGTACAAGAGTTTCTCGAGGATGAGATCCTGGGAATGCCGTACTACATTTTCAACAATATAGTTTCTCTCTCAATTAACGACTTTAAGTCATTCTTGGGAATGTCTCCGTATGATAAGCGTCTAATTATTGACAAACTCTTTGGATTAGAAATGCTAGGGATCATGAGGTGGCACGTAAAGGAACATATCAAAACAATTCGCGAAAACATTACCAATGTTGAAACCGAAATCTCGGTTTTGGAAAGATCCATTGAAACTTCTTCTGATGAGCTACAGATACTTTTTGAAAAGTTAAAGTCTGCCGATGAGGAAAAGAAGGCTCAATTAATTGAAAGCATTCAAAAAGTGCAGGCGTATATTAAGGAAGCTGATATTAGACTGGCTGATGTGGAAGAACGCGAGAGAAGCCTAAAGGCTTCTCTTAAAGAAATTGGAAAGCAGCTTACTGAAAAACAGTATGAATTAAGGACTCGGACGGAAAAAGAAACCTTATACAACAATGACTGCTGTCCTACGTGTGGAAGCGACTTGCACACTGACTATCACAAGAATCTTTTAGAACAGATTGCGGAAGAGTCTGCTGAAATTGAAAAAGAAATTGGTGATATACGAGAATCTCAAAAGAGGCTTGACGAAAGTGGCAAAAAGATTTATGAAATCAAAACGGATCTTACCAATAAGAAGACCACAGCTCGAGCCAAAATCCTGGCTCTGCAAAAAGAACTTGGTTCTCTTTCTGATGAGTTGATAAAAGACGAACAAACCAGTTCGCTTAAAAATATCATTGAGGACTCCGGCCGGAAAAAGGAAGAAGCAATTAAGAAAAAAGACGAAGAAGAAAAGAAGGCGCACTTCTATAAAATAATTGAGGAGGTCTTTGGAGACCGAGGAGTAAAGCTTTCAGCCATTAAAAGGATTGTGCCAGTTCTTAATCAGGAAGTCCGTAAAGTTCTAAAGGATCTCAACGTAGACTACAGAGTTACATTCGGAGAAGACTTTGGCGTAAAGATTATGCACATGGGATATGATGTTTCCGTAGACCAGCTGAGTACTGGTGAACGGAAGAAAGTTGACTTTGCAGTTCTTGTTGCCTTAATTAAAATTATGAAGATTAAATTCCATGGCCTAAATCTCATTTTCTTGGATGAGATCTTCTCCTCTATAGACTCTGACGGTATATGGCATATCCTGGGAGTTCTCTCTAATACTTCTCGAGAATTGGGCTTGCATACCTTTGTGATCAACCACAGTAGTTTGCCAACTGAATTGTTCAACTATAAGGTAGAAATTGAGAAAAAGAACGGGTTTTCTGAACTGACAATCGAGGCAATTAGCTAAGATATATAGAAAAAGCAATAAATTTTGCCGACATCCAACTATCTACATAAGTACAATACGGACAATGTTCACGCTCGAGCCGTGATTGTCGGCTTGGTGAACTTGCTAAATAGCAAGGTTCAGTATGAAAACATTTACTCTGATACTGAGATTCAATCGGTGACCGTTCCGTTTTACTACAATTTTGGCGGAGACGAGAGATTCCTGCAGGACTACTTCCTACAGTGGAATGAGTGTATGACTCCTGATATGGTGGACGGAAACATTGATCCTATCCCACGAGGTATAGTCACTCTCAGTTCGAGCACCATCAACACCAATATGATGGCCAACCGCTTTGTACGAGGAAATTACGTAAAGCAGGTTGGAAACGAGGTTATTACATACAACGCATTTATCAATCCTATACCTCTTTCTATGAACTTCGATGTGAAGATCGTTGCTGATACTTCTCTCGACGCATTCAAAATACAGCAGTCAGTTCTTGAAACATTCTACAAAACGCAAGTATTTTCTGTTGAGTTTAGAGGATTTAGAGTACCATGCCAGGTAGGATTTCCGGAAGATCAAGGAATTGAAAAGACATTTGAATTTACCTACCAATCTGACACCGAAATTGCATTTAACGTCCCATTACAATTAGAAACTTATTTCCCTGTCACAGATCCTACCACTGAGAGATTTGGCGGAAACCGCATGAACTATCCAGGAGGGCCAAACATTGAATGGACTTCTGATGAAAAGTACAATCTTCCAAGGTTTGAAATCATCTCTCCAAGACAAGGCGAGACATATTTTTCTTCCGGCCAGATGATATTCTCCTGGACAAACACTGGACCAATAACACGAGTAAACCTATATTACCGAAGAGTTGGTAGCCCAGATTGGTTGCCGATCGTGAAGAACTTAAAAAATTCTGGAACCTATACCTGGAATGTGCCATTTCTAGATAGCAGTGGTAAAGAAATCAAAGGAGAAACCACACGAGCCTTTGTGAATACTCAATACGGCCAAGGAGCAAGCCTGCGAGCAATCATTGATTCAACAGGCGGTGTAGAAAGCGTTATTATTCTTAATGGTGGGTACACGTATCTTGGAACCGACAGCATTATTGTCGAAGACACATCGCATCCTACCATACAGCCTACGATATCTCCTAAAGTGGTTGCAGGAACCATCATAGGCTCACAAATTTATGCAGTAGGCGCAGACTTTGAACCAACCCCGGTAAACCAGATTGAGGTTATGATCGAGGACGCTAACAACGATTCTTTTACTCAAATGCTGGAACAAAAAGTAGAATTCCAGGCACAGACTACAAACGGTTCAAACATACTTTCAAATCTCATACCAAACATTTCAACGCTGGAAGCTTTGAACGCTAGCGGGATCTATGTAGGTATGCCAGTGGTAGGAGCTGGAATTCCAGCAAACGCCACAGTAGAACAAATAATCAGTGGATCAAATCAACTACAAATAACAACAAACGCTAACCTGTCATCTCCTCTAACGTTGATCAGCGGAGGTCTTATCGATGGATACATCACAATCAAGTAATGTTTCATAGAATGCTAAAAGGGAGAGATATATAGTTAGAAGAAAATAAAAACAAAATAAGGCACATGTCTACACTAAGAAATAGAATTGAAACGCTGCAGACCAAGACAACGTCAACCGCAGTACTTAATGCATGTAATGAGGCTATCCGCCGATTTGACAGCAACAACGCCTACGCTATTTCTGCGGAAGAAAATAAAGTTCTCGAGGCAGATATTATGAACTCACTTATCGAAGGTCTGTCAAAAATTGAGGACGAGTCTGCTAAGCAGTTCATTTCGATGAATGTTATTGAACAGAGAATCGAAAATCTAAGTAATCTTGGAGTAAAGAAGACATTTGCTGTTATTAGCGAATCTGAGATTGCAAAGCATCCAGCTTTTTCTTATATGTTTGAGAAGCTTAAGTCAATAGCAGCTCAACCAGAGTGGATGATTATTGAAAGTGTTATCTCATCGCTTACGCCATTTAATTGGGATCCAACCGTAAATGAATGCTTGAAATCTCTGATTGAGAATTCCGAGAAATTCCGTGAAGAGATCACAATCTACAAAATTGTAGAAAACATTAAGCGTTCTACATCAAACTATCTGATGCCGGCAATGTCTGCTCATTTGGATGAGTATTTGAACAACCGCAATTCATCATCACGAGTGAAGCTTATGGAAAAGACTTCACAGTTTTTGTTTGATCAAAACGTAAAAAGCCTACACAAGTTTCTTTCAGAATCTGAAAGAGCTTTCCACGTAGCAGCAAACGACAACAGCTGCACAATCAATCGAGTATATTCTCCAGTTTTCATTGCTGAATCTAGCGAATTTTTCATTGCAGGTACACAAGTTTACAAAAAGACTGGCAACAATATTGCGGTAGCAACTACCGAAGAAATCACGGCTCTTCCTGAATCCTTTAAAGCAGTTGCGGATATTCTTACATGGGATAACGTAATGATGGCTGAAGGCATGATTAAGCTCTACTCAGGAGACAAAGTAATTGAGATTAGCGAGTCTGAAGTAAAAATCAACGGAAAGGTTGTAAACAAAGCAGACATTCACAAGGTATATCTCAATGCAGGAGTATTCAGAATGACCGAAAGCAAAAACATCAATGCAATTTTTGCTATCTCTGAAAACTGGAACAACATTTTTGAAATGGATTTTGCCAAGACAATCTCATCAAAGTCTGACACTGGCAAATCAATGACACTATTCTTCTTGGAAGAAAACATCTTCATCAATAAGACAAACAAGATGATGAACGAGAGCGTATTCTATTCAAACTGTAACGCAACTCAAACCAAAAATCTTGTAATGGAATACATGAAGACTGACATCTCTTCATCTTTTGCTGAACTCCTAAACGAGGAGGAAAAAGAACTGAAGAAGCTGTCTGCTTTGAAAGAAGAATTTGTACAGTCTATAGCTCATCTCACTGAGCAACGTTCAAAGCTTGAGAATCTTCCTAACATGATGAGCGAAGAGGCTGAGGTAAAAGAACTCATCGTGGCAATCGAAGAAGAGATCAACTTCCTTAAGTCTGAATACGCAAAGCTTACTACTGCCGAAACCACAGCTACCACAGTATCTGAAGGCCTTGGCTATAACGTAGGCGATTCTGCTCTTCTAGGAAAAAAAAAGTGAACATCACCGCAGTTAATGCTGCGGATGGAATCATCACTGTAGTTGACGACAAGGGAGATACCTCTAAAGTAGAGGCAAGATTTCTTGAGCCGTTAAACAAAAAGCATCGAGCAAAGACGGGCAACCCGGTTGAAATCAATTCTCAAGGTGATGGGGCTACTGTTGCCATCAAGGAAGAGAAGGAAGAAGGCTATGTAAAAGCCAAACTTAGCATTGCCGTACAAGGAGTTCCCGCAGGAACCGAAGTCCAAATAAAGGCTCTTGACTATACGTCAAAGGCTGACAACGAGAACGTTGATATCATATTGCCTAATAAGAAGCTAGCAAGCGTTAAAAAGTCCGACGTGAAACTTTTTGAAGCTGGTGTATACAATTCTGAAACGGATATTAAAAACAATCCAAAAACAGATGAAAACAAACCAGATGAAATAACAGGTAAAATGGACAACGTGTTGGTTCAAGTGGAGAACGCTATTGCACAGCTTCAAGAACTTAAAATAACCGTTGACGATGGAACTTCATTCTCATCAGAAGCAATAGAATCATGCATAACGGAACTGACAACATACAAGAAAACCCTGGAACAGGAACGGGAGACATCAAACGCAGCAACACCGGCCGCGTAAAAAAGAATCCTTCAAACTATTACGTGGATCCTAAAGAACTTCGAGAAGAAGTTCTTAGATCTCGTGAAAAAGATGCTCTTACGCCTCGAGCAATTGAAATGTTTCAAACAATGGCAAGAGAGGCGTCCAAAAAATTAAGGTACCGCGACGAAGAGGACCGAAAGGACTGCATTGCTTTTGCAATGATGGATGTCGTTCGATACTGGAGAAGCTACAATCCCGAGAAATCTAAAGACCCGTTTGCGTATTTTACGCAAATGATCAAGAATGGATTTGCTAAAGGATGGCGTAAGCTGCATCCTCTATCAGCTGGCGAGAAAGTTTCTCTTAGTCACGACAACGTCTTTACTCTGTGAGAGCAAAAACTAACAAAACAAATCCTCCTCATAAGAGAAGCCGTTTTAGGCAAGGATATTTTGTGCCCGGTTATCCCGAGAAGTATATAGGTGATCCATCAAAAATCATTTACAGATCTTCTTGGGAGTATCGTTTTTGTAAGTACTGTGATACAACTCCTGAAGTTTTATCGTGGTCTTCGGAACCAGTGCCAATACCATACATCAGTCCAATAGATAACCGAGAGCACAGCTATTTTGTAGACTTTTACATGAAGCTACAAAAACCCGATGGGCCGGTTGAATACCTAGTAGAGATTAAGCCATCTAAGTCTTTAAAGCAACCTTCCATGAAAGAAGGATTGACTACTATAAAAAGACTGAAAGAATACAATAAGATGGCTGCTGATTGGTTGATAAACAGGGCAAAATTTAAAGCAGCACAAGAGTTTGCGCGGCTTAATAATAAGAACTTCATCATTGTTACCGAGGAGTTTCTTTTCAAAAGAGTTAATTCATAATGATTAGTCCAGCAGTAGCATATCAGAAAAATATGAAAGAACGTCCTGATATGAGAAAGGACGCTTACAAGTATTTTTTTGAAAAGTACTTTAAAGACCCGTTTGTAGATAAAGGCTTTTTAGATACTATTGAAAGAATCAAAGGAAAGTCTATTAGGCAATTTATTCCTGGAAAAGTTTATACTTTTCGCTATGATCCAGTCTACAAAGATCTTTTAGATTATTATGACAAGAGACCTATCATACTCTGTTGTGGAGAATGGATTGCGGAAAGCACCGGAAACAGAATAGTAACCGGCATCAATTTCAACTTTCTTCCTGAGATAGCGAGAGTTAATACCTTGGAATACTACTACAGATCGGTAAAAGGCGACTTGGATCAAGCTTACAAGATAACTAGCGAAACCGATCATGTATCATTTATCAAGCGGGCCTTAATTGTTTTACAGGATATCGTTCAATCTTTCAACATATTCAATAAAACCGGCCAGATTGGCTATCAGTTTGCAATGAGAAATTATATTGTTGGCGAACATATGTCTCAGAATGTAATTGTGGAATATGACGACTGGGAGTGGATACCTTTTGTACAGACAAAAGATGTTGTAGGTAAGCCGTTGGGTCAAATCTACAAAGAATACTTATTGGAAAGGAAGGCACTTGCCAAGAAACAGCCTCCAATACTCAAGGCTGAAGAAAAGAGAAAATACAATAATAGAAGAGGATAAATAACAAAACAACAAAAGCATGGCAGGTTTCATTGACAGAGTGGGTGTGAACCCTATATTTGGTCAAATATCAAAAAGCTTAAAGACGCTGTCGTCTCTCGGAATGAAGTACGAGGACATGGTAGTTAAGCAATCGAGAGCAGTCGGTGTGACCGAAGCTGAATTTGGTCTTCAAGGTTACCTACCTGAAGAATTCTTATATTCATTAGCGCTAACTGACGTTGGCCAAAAGAAGTTTATTGCGTTCTTCGACAAAGACTACAAGTCTCGTCGAGACTACTTGAGAAAGTTTTCGATGAACCCGGAAATTGAGTTTATCCTTGATACTGTTTCCGATGAAGCAATAGTCTACGATGACTCAAACTACTTTGCTGAAGTTGACACTACCCTGCTTAAAGGAATACTCGACCCTGATCATTCTAAAGAGATTGTGGATGAAATTGGAACAGCTTTCCGTAAGATATACGCTCACTTTCACTTCAATGAAGGTCACGATGCTTGGGGATATTTCCGCCAACTGCTGATTGATGGATTCCTTGCCTTTGAAATCATTTATGATCCTGAAGGAAAGAACATCATTGGTTTTAAAGAGCTGGATGCAACTTCTCTTCGTCCAGGCGTGGAAAAATCTGGCGACAACGTGTATCGCAAAATTTGGGTACAGTACGAAGACATTCCTGCAATGAAACGAGTCCTCCTCGATTCGCAGATCATCTACATATCATATGCCAAAGGTAACTTTACCGGTCGCGTATCATACACGGAAAGATTGGTAAGAAGCTTCAACCTCTTGCGTATCATGGAAAACAGCCGAGTTATTTGGAACATCATGAACTCAAGCTTCCGCTTGAAAATGGTGGTACCAATTGGAACCAAGTCTCCACAAAAAGCAAAGGAAAGCTTGGCGGAGATGATGGCAATCTATAAAGAAGATGTATCTCTAAACTATGATTCTGGTGAGCTGACTGTAAACGGTAAGCCTGCAATGCAGTTCTACAAAAACTACCTTTTCCCTTCAAAGAATGGCGAACAGCCTGAAATTGAAACTATCGGAGGTGATGGCTACGATCTAAGCGATACCGATGCACTAAAATACTTTGAAGACAAATTAAAAGTGGATTCAAAGATACCATTCTCCCGTTTTGATCGTACACAAGACGGTGGCTCCTTTAGTATCAGCTCTGATGGAATGGCTCGCGACGAAATTCGTTTTGCTCGCTTTATCAACCGCTTGAGATCAATGTTCCAAGAGATCTTAATCAAGCCAGTATTCTTGCAAATCGGTCTTAATCACCCGGATCTTGCTGAAGACGAACTGTTCAAGTCTGCTCTTGCATTGAAATTCCGTTCTGACAATCTGTTTGAAGAAATGAAGGAAATGGAAGTGATGGACAAGAGAGCAAGCATCATACAGACTATGATGGGAATCAATGAAAAAGTTCCAGATTCAACAGGTATGTTACAGGATGTTCCGTACTTTGATCCAAAGTTCCTCATTGAAAAGTACTTAGGTCTTACCAAAATTGAGATGGATCGAAATGCTGGCTATAAAGAGGAAACGCAGATTAAGAACGATGCAATCATGAAAGCCGCTCAACAAGCGTCGGGCATGGGAGGCATTTAATCTCTCCTCTATGGATCCAACACAAAAGGACGAAAAAAATCTTCCGCTATTTCCAGGACTTCTCCCTTATGGACACACCATAGGGGCTCCTGCTTTTAGGCCTAACGAAATGGGAGTCGTGCTCAGCAAATCCATGTCTGCTATGAATGAGCAGGTCGAGGCGCAGAAAGCACAAATACTCCAGCAGGTGGAACTGTTAAAGAGGCAGTACACAGAACTTGAAGAGCGGCGAGTCATCTCTCTTATCATATACCAATCGGAAATGCGATTTACTCCTGACATTGGGCAGATCTACTACCTATATGCTCGAGAAAATGAAACCACTTTTATCTCGCTCATTGAACCAGGCAATTGGCATCGGCAAGACTTAAAATATATTGCCAGTGTTAAACTTCTTTCGGATATGACGTGGTCTGTGATAGAAAAAACTATCCTCTTTGATGATATATATGTTCGAAAATAAGGACTACTAATGCCGTTAATCACAAGAGAGTATGGTCCCAATGCAAAAGGAAGTAAGCTCACCATTCGCGAAATGGATGACAACCTTCTGTATTTGCAAGCGCTAGCGCAGGCCGGAACCGCAGGAACATCAGGATCTTCAGGAACATCAGGTTCTTCAGGAACCAGCGGAACTTCGGGTTCTTCCGGAACCTCGGGATCTTCAGGAACATCAGGATCTTCAGGAACATCAGGTTCTTCAGGAACTTCGGGGTTTAGCGGTGACAAGTACTTTACAACTTCGTCAACGCTTCTCTCAATAGGCACAGGCACCAAGTCTCTAGTAGTCGACCCGGATCTTGCATATTCTGTTGTACAAGCAATATACGTATCTTATGACCCTGCAAATTTCATGCAAGGTCAAGTTCTGAGTTATGATTCAATAACAGGACAGCTCGTAGTAGATATAACCTCAAGCACCGGTTTTGGAAACTTTAGCGCTTGGACAGTAAACCTGGACGGTGCATCCGGTGGTAACGGATCATCCGGAACTAGTGGAAGCAGCGGAACAGATGGAACATCAGGAACTAGTGGAACTGATGGAACTTCAGGAAGCTCGGGAACGAGCGGAACGGATGGAACCAGCGGTACAGATGGAACTAGTGGAACTGACGGAACTTCAGGAAGCTCGGGAACTAGCGGAACTGACGGAACGAGCGGAAGCTCGGGTTCTTCGGGAACGTCAGGAATTGATGGATCCAGCGGAACTTCTGGAATTGATGGAACAAGTGGAACGTCGGGAATTGATGGAACTTCCGGCACTAGTGGCTCGAGTGGAACTGACGGAACCAGCGGAACTGATGGAACGAGCGGAAGCTCAGGTTCTTCGGGAACCTCGGGAATTGATGGATCCAGCGGAACTAGTGGAATTGACGGTTCTTCAGGAACCTCGGGAATTGATGGAACCAGCGGAACCTCGGGAATTGATGGAACCTCTGGCACTAGTGGATCGAATGGAACTGACGGAACATCTGGATCATCTGGGACTGATGGCACTTCGGGATCTAGCGGCTCAAGCGGTACTGATGGAACCAGCGGTTCTAGCGGCTCAAGCGGAACCAGCGGCTCAAACGGTACTGATGGTACTTCAGGAACTGACGGTACTTCGGGAACCAGTGGATCAAGTGGAACTGATGGAACCAGCGGTTCTAGTGGCTCAAGCGGAACCAGTGGCTCAAACGGTACTGACGGAACCAGTGGCTCAAACGGTACTGATGGAACCAGCGGTTCAAGCGGTAGCTCTGGCTCTAGTGGTACTTCAGGAGATGACGGAACTAGTGGTACAAGCGGAAATGACGGATCTTCCGGAACCAGCGGTACAGACGGAACCAGTGGAACTGACGGAACTTCAGGAAGCTCGGGCTCTTCAGGCTCTAGCGGAACATCAGGTTCAAGCGGAACCAGTGGAAGCTCTGGCTCTTCGGGATCGAGTGGATCTTCCGGAACTAGTGGATCTAGTGGAAGCTCAGGTTCATCAGGAACAAGTGGAAGCTCTGGATTCTCTGGTTCTAGCGGAAGCTCTGGTTCGTCAGGAACAAGTGGAAGCAGCGGAACAGATGGTACTAGCGGAAGCAGTGGAAGCTCTGGCTCATCGGGCACAAACGGCTCTTCAGGAACCAGTGGTTCTAGTGGAAGCTCAGGTTCATCAGGAACGAGCGGAAGCAATGGAACCAGCGGTTCTAGTGGAAGCAACGGAACAAGCGGTACAGACGGAACCAGTGGAAGCAGCGGAAGTTCTGGCTCTTCGGGTACAAATGGATCTTCGGGATCTAGCGGTTCATCCGGGTCGAGCGGTACATCTGGGTCGAGTGGTTCATCCGGGTCAAGCGGTACAAGCGGAAGCTCCGGATTCTCCGGTTCTAGCGGATCATCAGGAACATCAGGTTCTAGTGGATCTAGCGGAAGTAGCGGAACTTCAGGGTCTGGAACAAGTGGAAGCTCTGGCTCTTCAGGATCAAGTGGATCGAGTGGAACTTCTGGTATTGATGGATCAAGTGGAAGCTCGGGAACGAGCGGAAGCAATGGAACCAGTGGTTCTAGTGGAACCGACGGAACAAGCGGTACAGACGGAACCAGTGGAACAGACGGAACAAGTGGATCTAGCGGATCAAGCGGAAGCTCTGGTTCTTCAGGAACTAGTGGAATTGATGGATCTTCAGGAACTAGTGGAGTTGATGGATCTAGTGGAAGTTCGGGAACTAGCGGAATCAATGGAACTTCAGGTTCTAGCGGCTCAAGCGGCTCAAGCGGTACCAGTGGTTCTAGCGGATCTTCAGGAACTAGTGGTTCAAGTGGAACCAGCGGAAGTAGTGGAACCAGCGGATCAAGCGGAAGTTCAGGGACTAGTGGATTAAACGGAACTAGTGGTTCAAGTGGAACCAGCGGATCAAGCGGAAGTTCAGGAACTAGTGGTTCAAGTGGAAGCTCGGGAACCAGCGGTTCAAGTGGAACTAGTGGATCAAGCGGCACAAGCGGAACTCGTGGAAGCTCGGGAACGAGTGGAAGCTCGGGAACGAGTGGAAGCTCGGGAACAAGTGGAAGCTCGGGAACGAGTGGTAATAACGGAACAAGCGGAAGCTCGGGAACTAGCGGAATCAATGGAACTAGCGGATCTAGCGGCTCAAGTGGCACCAGCGGCTCAAGCGGCTCAAGCGGCACAAGTGGGATAGGAACTCATGGTACTTCAGGGTCTTCAGGTACCTCGGGTTCTGGAACCAGCGGAAGCTCAGGAACCAGCGGTTCAAGCGGTTCAAGTGGAACTAGTGGATCAAGCGGAAGTTCGGGAACTAGTGGTTCAAGTGGAAGCTCGGGAACCAGCGGTTCAAGTGGTTCAAGCGGTTCAAGTGGAACAAGTGGTTCAAGTGGAACAAGCGGAACCAGCGGTTCAAGTGGAACAAGCGGAACTAGAGGAACTAGTGGATCTAGCGGAACCTCAGGTCTTGCGGGCACCTCCGGTTCAAGTGGAACTAGCGGTTCTTCAGGTTCCAGCGGATCGTCAGGAACCTCGGGTTCTAGCGGATCTAGCGGAAGTAGCGGAACATCCGGATCTTCAGGAACTAGCGGATCTAGTGGCTCAAGTGGAACCAGCGGAGTTTCCGGCGATCCTGGCGATCCAGGAACTAGTGGTTCTTCAGGAACTAGTGGAACGACTGGCTCTTCTGGTACTAGTGGATCTTCAGGCACTAGTGGATCTAGTGGAAGCAGCGGAACCAGCGGCGTAAATGGAGCCAACGGTACAAGTGGAAGCAGCGGAACCAGCGGAACTCGTGGTTCGAGCGGAACTAGTGGATCTAGCGGAAGCAGCGGAACCAGCGGATCTGGAACTAGCGGAAGCTCTGGAACCAGCGGATCTGGAACTAGCGGAAGCAGTGGTACTGCTGGAAGCTCTGGTACCGCCGGAAGCTCTGGAACCAGCGGTTCTAGTGGAACACGTGGAACTAGCGGATCCAGTGGATCTTCAGGAACTTCAGGGATACTTGCAATTAACAACAATACTAACAACAGATTATTAACCGCAACAGGAACATCCGGTGTTATTGAAGCAGAAGCAAACGTAACATATGACGGAACTGACTTTACGATTAGCGGAAACTTGAGAGTTACCGGAAACGCTGTAGTCAACATAGAAACAGAAACAACAACAGCTGCAGGAAATAATGCGGTCAGCTTTAGCGGTGGAAACGTTTTACAGTTTGTCCTTGGAGGAAACACCACATTCCTTGCACCTACTGGAACTGTGACCGGCGGGGTTTACATAATCTGTGTTCGGCAAAGCCCAAGCACAACATATACCGTTACCTGGAACGCAACGTACCTTTGGCCTGGAGGCACAGCGCCTACGCAAACAGCCACACTTAATCGGGTGGACGTTTACACGTTTGTAAGCACAGCAAATGGCCTGGTGGGAATGTACTCACAAAATTACGGATAATATGATAGTTTACCCTGCATCTTTTTTAGGAGGCTCTCTGTGGAGTTTTAGCACCCAGACACTAAGCTGGCCTTCTTCTACCGCTGGCTATACTCAACTGACCGGTGGTATTGTAAGCAATTTATATACTAACAGTTGGACAAACACCAGCGCTTTCCTTGGTTTCCAATTTGCGATGGCGGCGTCAACCACCAGCCAGTCGACGTCGTTTGGTATTCGAATATCCACAAACGGTCAGTTTAAAATAAGCGCTGGGGCAGTGGATCTTACTAATGATAAGCCAAGCATTCCTTCCGGTGGCACACAGCCTTTATACTATGGAAATGCAGGGGGTCCTACGGGGATTGCTCCAGTCAATAGTCTTCAGCCAGGATCTCTTCTCGCAGACGGAGATACGCAAAACGTCTGGTATAGATCTGGTTCTGTTGGTCAAAAATACTATGCTGACATAATAGTCTATTCAGGTATTGACGGAGTCCCTTCGGGAGTATCTTCTTACATGTTTAGCTTATATAAAGATCCGGGTTTCCAATGGATGGTAACTCGCACTAAAACCACTCCTAATTCTACATTTGCTGGTCCATATAATCCTACAACAGATGTGTCGCAGCCGGCTTCTACCACAAGTCAAGTTTGGAGAGCTGGAAGAGATGTCAATTCTGGCGGCACCGTATTTTATTACAATTGGCAGTATGTAGGTACAGGCAGCGTAGTCTAGATGTTAATAACTATCGGTCCCGAGATTTTTTTCTCGGGTTTTTTTGTATTATTTTTATACTATTAAAATTTAACCGATATGGAAACACCCAGATTTGACCGTCACAAACACATGGATTCCGATACTTGTAAACGAATCCAAGATCTTATCACGGATCTTATAATCATTGAAAACTGCAATTCAAATCAGGTTGTCAATATGCTTTATGGAGCATTCGATGGTTATGATTATTCACAACAAATCCTACAGCATGAATTGCTTACTCAACTTGAGGATAGCGGTAATGGCCACATAGCAAATGACATTGTGGATCTTGCGTACATCATTAGTAATACATACCCAAAACTATAAACTATGAAAACCTCAAAATTTGCTTTACCTCCAAAGCCTTTTAAAGAACGAGCGCGGAACTTTTCACAGAGTATGCTCTTTTGGAAAGGCCGCAAAAAAGGTATCATTCATACTCGTGATATCCAGTGGAATGACATTCGTGAAATCTTTTTTCCAAAAGACTTCAATGAGAAGTACGGCTACCTTGGCTACATATACACAGAAGAAAGCGGACCGTACGCTGAAGCGATTCGGCCGCTTATTTTAACAATGGACAAAAAGGCAAAACCTTCTTGGTGCCCCCGGTGGTTCCTGCGTTTTCTGGAAGTCTTTGGTAATGACAAATCAATTGTGCGAGTTCGTAATCGGAAATTGCACAATTTGCACAGAGAGCTTACCAAAGACTACCGCTTCATAGATTGGAAAACCAAATGGAGCTGGTATGATTTGCGTATTTCAATCCATGCCGATAAGCATCTTCAACGCATGGCCGAGCATATTGAAGACGAGTTCTATAAAAAAGGTCTTGCTCAAGAAAAGAAAGATCACCCAGAACTTTTTGAAAACTAATGAAAAACTATCAATGGAAAAGCGGAATTGACTATGAGGCCAATCCGCACCTGTATGAAATTGGAAAAGGACAACAGGGAGTTCTTATATGTGAACCGTACAAATCAAGACTGCATCCTATTTGGAGGTTCAAAACTCCCACAGAAGCGGATGCATCTCGTCAAGCAATCTACAAAGAATTTTTAGCATATCTAGAAAAAGGAGATTTTGTAGGTGCTGATATGTGTAAGAAGTACTTACACATGGGATTCACTCGAGCTCGCAGATACGCGAACCACAAAAGTGGAAGGAAGTATGCGGATGATGGCAGGATTCTGCCACAAGAATCCGACTGGGCCACTAATCAGAAAGCGCAATCTGCTGGTCTTTTTTACGAGTACTGGGTGCTGGCGAGAACTCACACCGACTATTTGGAACTAAAGAAAAGTTTCATTCAGAAAAAAACTAAGTATACTCCTTTGAATATAAATAACACAAATCAAATAATCGAATGATTCAAGAACTTTTTACAGAAAAGTACCGTCCTCAAAGTTTGGACCAAACAATTTTACCATCACGAATTAGAAAAGCTATTGGTGATGGAACTCTGCATCAGAACTACTTATTCTATGGTCCTCCAGGTCTGGGAAAAACTACACTGGCAAAAGTGCTTTCCAAGCAGTATCCCACTCTGTACATCAACGTATCCGATGAAAGTTCAGTGGATGTCATTCGCGAAAAGATTACAAACTGGTGTTCTACTATCAGTCTGCTCGACGGCGCTGAACAATTTAAGGTAGTACTCCTCGACGAGATGGATGGTGCGTCTGACCAGTTCTACAAGGCTCTGCGCGCAACCATCGAAAAATTTGCAAGCACTGCTCGTTTCATAGGAACTTGTAACTACATCAACAAGGTTCCAGATCCGGTGCAATCGCGTTTCACCTGTATCAACTTTGATACCATCTCTAAGGAGGAGGAAAAAGAAGTAATGGTGGAATTTGCAAAGCGTGCATATGCAATCTTCCAAAAGTCAGGTATTACCATCAGTAAGGAAGCATTGGGCGAGTTTGTAAAACGCAACTTTCCGGATATGCGTTCCATCGTCAACAAGATCCAGACTTTTGTGGTTCAAGGCGTAACACAGATCGAGGCAGAAGACGTAAAGAAGCTCAACTACTCTTTTCGAGATGTATTTGAACTCGTTACCAAGTCGGCTGATGCTTACGAGAACTACAAGTTTTTAATGACGAACTACAGCAGCAAAGTTGACGAGGTTCTTTCTGCGCTGGGCACCGAGCTGCCGGAATACATACGCGATAACCATCCTGGAAAAATAGCAAAAATTCCACAAATACTCATTACAGTAGCAAATCATCAAGCGCAAAGAGTTCACGTAATTGATCCGTGCGTAACCATGCTTTCTGCGGTATTCAACTGTCAAATGATTCTAAATTCATGAGCCTAGAAAAAATTCTTTTCGATGCACACAACCGTGGCATACACAAAGAAGTACTTGATAGAATGGAAATGTATAAACACTTAAGAATGGAAAATAAACAAAAAGCAGAAAAAGCCTACAGCGAGGTTTTAGGAGAAAACATGCAGAAAGGTAATATAGTTCACAAGGAATGGGAATCATCTTTGATAAACTCCACTACCTATAACTATGAAAAGGAAGTTCTAACTGTGGAGTTCAACAATGGTCAGGAATACATGTATGAGGACGTGACCAGAAAAGAATACGACGAGTTTTGCGGAGCAGAATCTCAAGGCAAACATTTCCTGGCAAACATTCGCAATTCTAAAAATTTCCAAAAGGTAGATGACAATCAAGAGAACTGAGGATCTGAAAGCGTATATGCTACAGAAGTATAGCTTTCTGCATCCCAAGAAATTTGAAATCATTAAGGTAGGCACGCGCGTCTACATGTATTACGTAGCCAATGATGGTAGTCTCAGCCGCCAAGTAGTTTTTAAAGGCTGCCTACCAACTACCGAAGGAGTACCTAAATTACGGGAACACCTAGAGAAAAGTGTGGATGAAGCCGTTAAAAAATGGAATCCACAAAATGTTAACAACTAAATGACCAAATGTTTTCAGATTTGAAATCTTTTGGTTATTTTTATCAAAACAAAATAAAATATGGTACTAATTTTTGACGGCAACTATCTCTTCTATAAATCCCTATTCGTATTCTCTTCCTATGGAAGCAGCGACAAACTGCTCGAAGACGAGAAGGATCAAGCAATGTTTATTCGTAAGATTGCAACTGATATGTCTTACGCAATTCGACAATTTGGAAATCCGGATCATGTAATCTTCACTATTGACTCTCGTTCCTGGAGAAAGGACATTGAAATCCAGGATGGCTCTTACAAAGGCCATCGCGAAAAGGACGAGAGCAAAGTCAATTGGGACAATTTCTACAATGTAATGAATGAGTTCTCCCGAATCCTTTTGTCACGTGGTTTCGTAGTTTCCCGTCAGGAAAAAGCGGAAGGCGATGACCTCATGGCTCTCTGGTCCAAAGCACTCGTGGAAAATGGAATGGACGTGGTGGTAATTACAGGCGACCGGGACCTCACCCAAACGGTAAGCATGCAGGATTCTGGTAATTTTTCAGTAGTCTACAATCCTAACACAAAGACCCGAAAGATCACAGCTCCTATTGGATTCAAAAACTGGGTTACTGCCGACAGTATCGATATCTTCAATGCTGATACCTACATGAATCGTGGAAAGGATCTTATACAGGACGCTCTAAATTCCATCGAGATCGAGGAAATTGATCCATTCTATGTAGTATTTGAAAAGGTGCTTATGGGCGATGCAGGCGATGCAGTACCGCCAATCTACACTTGGCAGAAAGACGGCAAGACTTTCCGTATCACCCCTGCTAAATGCGCAAGAATCTGGGAAATACTTACCAGCGTCAAGCCGCTTACCGATATCATGGATTTGCCTAGCAGGGCTGCAGAAATTGCAAATGCAATCAACGCGGTACTGAAACAAAATCCAACTCCGGATCTTATCCGCCATAACCTGGAACGTAACATTCAACTGGTGTACCTCGACGAAAGGGTTATACCAACAAGCATACAGGAAGAATTTGCACCACATGCAGAAGCTCTTCTCAAGAGAAAAACTCTATCTGCTCGAACCTACGATATGCATGCTATCCTTGAAGGATCTAAATTCATCAGCGCAGGTAAGACTTTCGAAGCGGATATATTCAAAGCACTTGGAGGCAAATGAAAAACGATATAACTCTACCAATAAAGATCTATGTGACTGTGTCGGAAACTATTGATGAACACGTAGTGGAATGGATGGAAGCAAACCGCGATACTGTATTGCGAGGTAGCATGATTGCTTGTCGAGAACTCTGCGAAGACGAGGAATCTGAAGAGCTGATTGTTTTGGAAATTCACGAAGACGATCCGCTGTTAGAAGAACATCTCAGTCTTATTGCGGTTGTTACCATCGATCGGGTTGATATCGAAGGAAACCTTGAGGAATGCGAAAACTACTTCGTAAGTATTGAAGACTACGAGGCAGCAGAAGAAGTACTGGAAATAAGAAATCTATACAATAAAAAATAATCATCATGAACAAATTAAAAGCTTTTTTCATCTGGACGTTCATCGTCATACAGATTGCCATCATGTTCGGTGGCTTCTTTGCATTAGGTTATTCACTATTTGCAAAAGTTCCGCTACGCGATGTGGTAGACTTTGATTGGTGGATAGGTCTATTTGTATTCTACCTCTGGACAGATAAATTTTCCAGCGTAAAGAAACTTTCTAAAGAAGTTGAATAAAATAGAATATGGAACTATTCGACCTTCTAAATTCAATGTTCTCTAAACGAGACCAATTTGAAAAGACAACTCTGCATGAACGCGGAAGACACCATTTTATGGTGAATCGTTTTATGGCAATAAAATATCCTATGCAGGCCCAGTTCCTTAATCACACAAAAATCCATCCTGGAAACGCGGTGACTTATTGGGCGGACACTGTTGGCAAGATGTTTAGCCGCACTCCTTCCTGGATGTTTGTAAAGACCAAGAAAGAAAAAGAAAAGAAGGCAGCGGCACAGCCAGTCAACGACTCAACCATTCGGTATTACTGCCAAAAGAATGCGTGTTCCCGAAGAGACGTGGAGGAGGCAATTAAAATGTTTGGAGATCCTTTCGTACAAGAACTTTCACAGCTTCAAAAGCTCATCGAGAAGAACTAAGTATCGAGGCTTTCTTTGTTGATATATAGCTATATGCTATTATAGCAGAAAAAGAAAAGCATCGATGGTATTAGCAACACTTAGTCAGATTGGAGATTTTGCAAAGATCTCTTACGATCAATCTATCAATTATGTCACTAAGCTGACTGGTTATACTTATGAATCTTCCGGGGCTGGCACCGTTCGATTAGAATTCAGGTGGTCTAAGACTAATCAAATCAAAACCGCCTGGATTGAACTCACAGAACAGCATCTGACGGATGTCGTATTAGATCCTAACAATGAACTGTGGATCGACTTCCGAGTAACACTTATTTCCGGCGGACCTGTGATGATAAATGCAATCTCAATACAGTACGAGCAGGATCCAATTGCAAAGGACAAATTTTTGGGATATGTTCCAATAGCTTCAGCGTGTCAATGCGGAAACATCACTTCTCTTACAAAAATTGAAAACTTCAGCTTTAAACCGTATCAAGTCAATCCCGCGGTTTCGCTGTACCGAAGCCTAAGCTTTACTATCAACCAGCTCTTTGGTCACACAGTGGAATATGCAAAAGCAACTCCACTGCTGAACGGCCGAGATATAACTCTAAAGGAGTGGACCTTGTACGATGTGGATGATCCATGTTGTATCAAAGTATTGGTGCCTAACAATGAATTCCCAGACAACAAGATCAATTTTGGTCCGATGGGTCTGGACTTTGAAATGCCTTTTGAGATTCACATTGACAAAGCATATTTTGAAGACATTTTTGGAGTGGGGAGCGCTCCACAGAAAAGGGACATACTCTACTTCCCGCTCACTAATAGGATTTATGAAGTCCAAAGTTCTTACCTCTTCCGTGATTTCATGCATAAGCCAGTTTACTGGAAAGTTGCTTTAATGAAGTATGCTCCCAAGTCAAATCGAACAGAAACACAAGAACATCGAGAATTCCTGGACTCTATATCAAGGGACACCAAAGAACTTTTTGGAGCAGACTTGCTTGCGGATGCGCTGGAAAAAACCAAACCACAGCAGTACGATCCAAAGATTGGTTCACGAGATTACGATCCAATCCGCGGATACATTAACAACGATCTGGTAATCAGCGAAGAGAGATTCCTCAATTACTACACTCTCATATCAAACTCACAGTATGATTTGCGAACAACTTCAGGTGGATCTGTTGCAAACATTGATCCAACATCAAACAGTTACGTTGCAAATACCTACGTACCTAGCTACTTTAGCCTAGGGGCTGCTTCCAGAAACGCGGTAATTTACAAAACAGATGTTGAATTTAGCAACACCAGCAACCGTGCATTCATGGCCTGGTTCAAAGACGTGGATCCTGGATATGCGGTTCCGCGAGATCAAGTACAGGGAGCATTCACCGTTATCAGTATTACACCAACTCATGCCTTGGTACAATTTAGCCTAAGTTCTATTAGAGTGTTCAAGGGCGACGACCTCATAAAATTCACAAGGCCGAACGGAATTTCTTTTTATGGATCATGGGATTCTTCTCCAACAACGTACTCACACAGAGTGCAAGTTCCGATTGAAATCTATAATTTCTTGCAAGCTCAATACTCTGGCTGGCAAACTGTTGGAACCTTTACTGCAGAACTCACCTACGAGAAGAACCTAATTTATGGATATGATCCAGACAACAATAAAGGCTGGCAGCTATCACTGCTGGCTGGACGCTTCATAAAGCTCTACCTCAACGAGACAAAGAAATACTTCATACTTCCACAAAATTTAGCAATGAACCAGTGGTATGCAGTATTCCTCAACATATCAAACGAATTTGGTCAAGTTTCCTTGAACCTATGGACTCGGAAATGGATTGACAATGACCCAACACCGATCAACACAACTGATCTTGAAAATATATATGCATCGGCGGTACAAGTCCCTGCTGCGGATTACACAGTGACTGACGACAAATGGAGAAATTATCGATTGTTAGGAACACCTCTTGTTATCACCAACATTAGGT